GGGAGGTCACCCCTCCCGGTCTCTTTGCTATCAATACTATATTCGATACAAGCCTGCTAGGGTATAGTTTTTGAAGCAAGAGGAGGACGCCTGGATGAAGCCCAAGTAAAGTATCATATCCTCAACCCCTTTTAAACTCCTGGTAATTGAGAGAATTACCCGGTCCTATGCCGGCATATAGGAAAAACCCCAAAACCCCTTATTTTTAGTTTAGATTTAATTAACTTTAATCGAGTTTAAAATATTTTCACAACTCTTAGCCCACCTAATAGATTGAGCACTTCTTTTTATATCAGCACAGGATGTCTGGCGCGCTGGTATGATAAGATAGATGTTTAGCTGTTTATTTTGTAGTGAACATGCATCGTGCATGAAGAAAACCCCTCTGTTCCGATTTGTGAGTGGATTGCGTGAAGCTCCGGAAAATGTAAGAATATGAAGTTTATCTGATTGTAAGAGAAATTGTAATGCGAAATAAGCAGTATTCGAAAGTGCTATGCTAACTTTTGAACAGTGCTAACTAAGAAATGATTATATTAGACCCTCGATGAGAATTCCCAACTTGAAACTTTGACACCGCCTCGGACCTTTAAAACACAATGAATTGTATTTTAAAAAATAACTGCGCCAGTGGGTTTAGCATCCCAAAATTAGTTTTAGTTTTTGCCCTTTTCTTCCCTTGCATGCTTAACATGCAATTACACCTTATTGTTTGTCTGTACATTATGTACAGAATGGAACGTAGACAGGAGACCACGTCTCATGTTGACATTCCTTTTCCCCACCCTGAACTACCTCCTCCTTATGAGGAGTTTGAACACGCCTGGATTGATGAAGAAGACACTTTGACACCGCGACAGGTTTTGCAGGAAATGGACACCGAATTAGACGTTGTTCACGACCGAATAAACCTTAATAAGGAAATCTTCCAAGAAGAACTTAGACTCTTGGAGGAAAAATTTAACACATCCCTTAAGGAATTTGAAGATCGCTATTTTCTACTTGACAAGAAAATAGTTTCACAATGTAGTTTTTACCTTTTGTTCTTTTTGATTTTCATGCTAGAGATGTACCTTTTGTACACCTCTTTTGATAATAACGTAGCCCTTGTATCTTTGTTGAATTTGTTGATTTACGTTTTCCTACCCTTTAATATTGTAATGAAACTGATTTTGTCCTATTGTAAATTTTTGATCCTCTTTTCACACC